AGACTAGACGCAAATAACGCATTAGACTACATTCTAAACGCAACATCGTCATTCGGTACAAGCACACAAACATTTTACGAAACAACGAACTACTACTGGGAAATAATCGTATATATACTCCTCGGACTATATATACTCCGGAGAATACTAGGAAGCCACCTTATCCCTACATTCCATAGCAAACCACAATGATAATACAACTATTAATACAAATACTAATCGGGATCATAACTATTATTTTTTCATGGCTACCAAGTATAGAAACACTACCTTTCGGAGTAGACGGAGCATTAACACTAGCTGTGTCATACTTCAAAGGCGCAACTGAAACCTTTCCATACCTAGAAATCGTATGGACATGTTTCGGATATTTACTAGGCTTTGAAATACTCCTTATTATTGTAAAATTCTTTCTAGGAAACCGAACACCAGCACATAACGCAAATTAAATGCAAGATCTAGGCAGACCGGTACTAACAAATGATCTAATAGACGTCTTTGCGGCGTCTGAAGGGTCAATCAATATGTACTATGGACTAATAGGCAACGGGAAAACCTATGCCGCAACGTCCGACATATTGGAACTACTAAAAGAAGGCAAAGTAATATACTGCAACTGGAAAATAATAGTGCCCAACTTCGATGATAGGGAGAGCTTCTGGCACGTCATAATGAACCTACTACTATGGAAAAAACGTTTCTACAAAATACCTTGTGCAAAAAACCTACACTACTTCGACCCAGAGGCATTCAACTCAACAGGTGATCTAGTTCAATGGCTATCGGATCTAAATGATTGTCATATTTTTTTCGATGAAGGACAAGACATGTTTGACTCCTACGAGGGAACGAAGTTTTCAAAAGCAAAACGCCGTCTGATTCTTCACACACGTCATTATCACCGTACTCTAAATATAATTTCACAACGTCCAACAGCAATTCAGGTGTCTGCTCGTGGTAATGTAAACAGATTTTATAAGTGTGTGAAGTTATCATCTTGGCCTTGGCCTCGTTTTGCTCGCTATGAATTTCAAGAAATGTCCGGCGAAACAGTCAATGAACAGGCAGATCCTATCACAAAAAAGGTATATTGGGGAAGTAACAAAGTTTTCAACGCCTATAATACGGATTATTTGGCTGAAGGAATAGAAAAAAGCCAAAAAATCTTTTTTGAAGCCTACGATCTAACCTTAAAAGAAAAATTCATAGCCTTATATCGAATTTTGAGAGGTAAGAACAAACCGCAGGAACTCGAATACGCGCACGATGTGTCAGATAGCCCCCCGTTCTAGCACCCCACTCAGCAAAATTGCAATATTTACAAGCCAAAATTACAATCGGACCTTTACGGAGGGACGGTACTGTTACCTCGGTGTCACCCGAGCGCCCTGACAAGGGTCGTCCCTCCGTTAAGATCCCACCATATCTAACATGAAAACGCACCCAGCAATTGGGCGCAACAGGAATTCGCCGGCAAATTGGACACGCACCAACCATTTTTTATATATTAGTATGAAACACTACTAAAATATGCTCCTTGCGCTATGACGCAACGGCTGAAGGCTTCTCTCGTGCTGCGCCTTCGCCGTTAGCGCATAGTCGCTATTTTAGTGTTTATATTACGATTTGTCAAACAGGTCAAACTGTGAATAAACTGTGGATAACTTTGTTACAATATTAATATATGATACATATATCCAAAATTCTCATGAAATATAGACCCTATTCATTCAACGGAAACAATCCAAAGCACGGATCAAGACATCGCCGTGCACAAATGAAATACTTTGCTAAAGCAAAACCTGTAAGGGTAGGGAGGTTTTTATCTTGGGCAAAATAAATATATGTACTCTAGCAATATACCAAAAATGCCAACATTAGGTGGCCTAATAAATAAAAGGAAAAACACATTCAGAAAAAAACAATCTCCTACACACATAATAATGCTACCCAGAGCAATGAACAAAATAAGCTCAAGAAAAGACTGGGTAACATTCCTGCCAAGATCAACAAAAAGCAACTCTATATGGTAAACAAAAAAAACATAATACTAGCAATAGCATTCACTTTAATGATGTCAGTAACTTATGTTTCTGCACAAACCCCACGGCAACAACCAAACTACAACAAACCCATACAAAACGAAAACGGAGAAATAGCACAATACGAAATCACAGCCGGAAACGAACAAATTTACATAACTACATACGAATATATAACTGAGAGTTGCATATTAATAGAAAATAAAACTACTCTATGTGGAACATTCAAAATAGATCCACTAAGTAAAATATCATCATATTATAACAACATTCCGGTAATAAAACCTACAAAAACACCACCCGAAACACCACCCGAAACACAAAATGTTCCCGAATGAAGCCAAAACAATAAATTTCAAAACAATACTAGTCGATGACGACTTTTACCAAGACTGCACACTAATCTCAACAACAACACCAAACACTAAAAAATGCACAGGACATGTAACAGACACATTCCCGATAAAAATATTACATGCACAAATATTTCAACATAGCAAAACAGGTTCAACACATGTATCCATAGAATGCACATACAATAATACAATCTCTGCGAGCTCAACGATCGTCACTTCATATCAAACAGCATTAACGGAAAACCACTTCTACGGAAAATACGACTGTGCAAATAAAAATATAAACATAGTAACCTCAGGAATGACCGCACAATCAATAAGCGGATCTATAACATACATACCTTATAAAACAGAAACACTACAAGGAAGCACAACAGTCGCTTCAAGTACACTTCAACTAGTAGGCACAACCACGCTCGGTTTTAGTATACTAATAACGATCGCGTTCATATATCTAACTGCATACCTATATAATAGTTTCTTTAAGAAAAAACCATGGCTCAATTCCTGATATTTTACTTTCAATTTTTGTTAGGAGGAATAATACTATTTTTAATCCTTTTTAGATTCTTACTTATAGGTATAGAATATATAAAAGGATTAATAAATTCCATACTTCGATGAATATTTTTACTGACGACATCGCAATGACGTACATGATCGCACCGATTGTTGGACTATCAATATTCATTATCATAAAATTATTCTCGCATTTCAAATGGTAAATGCGAACGGAACTACAAATCTGGCAACATCAATAAGACCAGAATGCGAGGGCTCACCCGATAGGGAGGGTTCGCCAAAGGTTGGTGATAGCGTCACACATATGACGAACAATAAAACACTCAAAACATAATGCCTACACTAACTTCCACGAGTACAGCCGTATTTACGTCAATCGGACTATCCGCATCGACAATATACGACGTATTCGTCGGACTAGTAGGAACTGCCGTTGACTTCGGGCTCTGGCTCGTACAAGTCTCATGGTCATTCCTACTCGGCATAGCCTTCATATACTTGATGTGGCGTCTAGCCCACAAGTTTATGGGGATCGGTCGAGGATAAACAAAAAGCCCCACGTAGTAGGGCAAATTGCGTAAGACACAACTATTATACCATGAAACATTTGCAGACAATAGCACGCTCTAATAAAACCCAAAGATTACGCGGGTATCCGGCTCTACTTCTGGCTATATTCCTAGGAATATGGGTGCTATCGCCTTCAAATGTCTTTGCGTTTAACCTTTCTAATCCACCACATGTACCATTCACAGATCCATATAGTGGGAAAACATATACAATGTATATGTACAGCGACACAGATAACAACGGCACATATAACGTCATCTATTTTAACGGAACTGCACTCACAGCAAATCAACAAGAAACAAGCGGAAATGGCTGCCCAAATCAAGGACCAGTACTAACAGGATACGGAAATGGCCACGACTGGGTAACAGTATCAAGCGCAGGACAAGTCGGGACAACTCCATGCGACTTTTTTACCGGCAACACATCAAAAACAGTATACGCAATATTATCACTCGGAACTACAAATAACGATAAATGGAACGATCTACAAGTTTTTTCAAACTGTGACTCAAACTTTGAAAACTGTGACGGAGAAGGAACAGCAGTAGGTTACGCATGGGGAGCATACATACAAGCCGGAGGAAGCACAGCAACAAATATAAACAGCAACATTCGTATATACGACTGGGGTGGTATTGGTGGAAGTGGAACAGGTTGTATCGAAAGCTGTTTAGAAACAACAACAAGAATCATCGTCACAATTCCAAAAAATAATGAAACAGTAGCCAGTACAACAGAATTAGGTGCATATCTATACATTGATCCACTAATATATCAGGAGGACAGTTATCTACACATCAACCTAATAAATAACACACTAAGCGCCGGTATAGGAGGAAGCGCATTAGACGCATGGAACGCCGCTTTCGGAGGAATCGACATACCACTAACTAGCGGCTTCAATTTTATAAGCACAACCACAACCTTTGAACTAGCAGGTCAAATAAACGCAACATGGCAAATAAAAACACCTAACCCACATGTATTTTTGGGACTATTTTCAATATTCCCTGATCGCGTACTAATTAGTACAAGCACAAATTTCACAGTAGGTTACAAAACAGCACTAGATATCGCTATGGCTTCAACAAGCGAAGCCTTAATAACAGCACTAGTAACAGGAACAACAACCGCACAAAGCGTAATTCGGTGCAATCCATGGAATTTTGACGCTCTAATTTGCGTTATAAGCCTTGTAATACCACCCCAGTCAGTACTTCAATCAGACATGGAACAAATAAAAGGTGGATTATTACAAAAATGGCCACTTGGGTACATAACAAGAATCTACGACATAATAATGGCAAGTACAAGCACAGCTATACCGATAATTGACGCCACAATACCGACCGGCGTCATAGGCTCAGGATCACACATAAGACTAGACGCAAATAACGCATTAGACTACATTCTAAACGCAACATCGTCATTCGGTACAAGCACACAAACATTTTACGAAACAACGAACTACTACTGGGAAATAATCGTATATATACTCC